TTCTTTAGTTGTTTTCTTTTTTAAAATCTTATCAACCAAGCCTTGTTCGACTGCATCATAGATTGTTGTAGTGTGTAATGACCAATTGAGTTTTCCTGATTTGATGCTTTCGACAAACTTATAGAATAAAGTTTGCTTGCCGTGGTGGGTTGATAATATCCTTAGTGGATAACCCCAAGTAATCACTGGTTTAGCTGCTTTCCACAATGCTACTGCATCGTTGTGAAATGCGAATTCATCTAAGACTACTTTACCTCCTTTTGAACGAAATGCCTTAGGATTACTACTAAGACCTGTTATTCTTCTACCATTTGAAAACTCAATAACAAAAGTTTTAATAGCCGTGTCACCGGGTAGAACTTGCTCGCCTAAGTCTCTTGCCCCTTTATCGAATAACTTAGCCCATTGAGCGCAATACATAATGTATTCTTTAGCTGCACTTTCATCGGCACTGCTAAACCAAACAGCAGGGACATTACCAGTGATGCAATCCAAAACATCTTCGAATGCTTGGACATAAGTTGCACCGATACGCCTGCTTTTCTCCCAGACTTTAATCTGAGATTGGTCTTGAAGCCATTTAATCTGGTACGGCAAGAAATATTTGCTTGTGTCAATTAATGGCTTCGAATTTTGGCTTATAACGGGCGATCTCTGTTTAGGCATATTCTTAGTCGTCTAAAAATTTTTAAACAATCCTGAGCGGTTTTAAATGGCTTTTAAACAATTTTATAAACATATCTAAGACGGATTTTAAAAATTCCGAGCTTACAGCCCAAGGATTTCTTTTTTAATAAACTCGATCGTCTCTGGTTTAATTGATTTCGGTTCATCTGCGTTCTCTTTCAGTTCAATTCCTTGCATTAATTTCAAACAAGTAATTGCCTTAGCAACAGCATAGATATTGTGCGGAGTTGGATTAACCTTTGCTTCTTTAATTGCGTTTCGTGCTATCTCGTAAAGCTCCTTTTGAATGTCTTCATTTTGTTCAAGATACTTTTTCCTTTGCTCATCCCAGTTGAAATCTGTCTTCCAATTGTAAAGAGTTTTTCTGCTTACTTGTTTTTTTAAGATTTCAACAATAGCATCAATTGAAAGACCCTCATATACATAAAGACGCTTAGCTTCTTCGTAGATGGCAGCATTCTTCTTGTTCATAAGTTATACTCTCTCTTGATGCGTTCTATTTGATTGAGGCACTCGCGTGCTTTCAATTGCAAGTCGCGGAATTCTCTTACAAGAAGAAGTATTGTGTCGAGTTGTAAATCAACAAAACTATCATAAGGATTGAGGAGTTCTCTTATTTGAATGCGAAGACTTTCAGCCCGAAGTTCATAATCTTCGAATTGTTTTTTTAAGTCGGCAATTCTACCTTTTGCGATGTAAATCTCGTTGCTCATTAGTGACCTCTCTGCTTTAGTTCGGCTTCAATTCTTGTAAGTATGCCGGTTAGGACTTCTTTATACTTGACATCTTGCTCTATTTGCTTGAACAATCTTTCAATAATATCAACATATTGTTTGTTTTGTGTTTTGTAAGTTATATACCAGATAACAAAAACAATAAGAGATATGCCACCATTGGCAAGGATGCTGAGAATATCTGGATGAATAGGTTCCATAGTAGCTCCGTAGTTTTTTGTTTCATTATATGTCAACCTGGAAGGTTGACTTACTATTTTATTCTATTCCATTTCAATTCTAAGAAATACAATCATAGATAATTAATGAATTGTGCAGTGAATGATACTTTTGTTTACCAATTACTTCAATAGAGATATTGCCACCAAAAAGAGGTTAATTATGCCAAAGTGGTTTGCAATTTTCAAAACAGGGAAACACACAGATAGTTCGGGTAATACGAAAGAGTGGACAGAAGCGGACCTTGATAAGATTATTGAGACTTATGACCCGAGCAAGCACGAAGCACCGATTGTGATTGGTCATCCAAAAACCAATGCACCAGCTTATGGCTGGATTGAGTCACTTAAAAGAGTTGGCAATACACTTTATGCGAAGGCAAAGCAACTTGCGCCAGAGTTTGTTGAAATGGTGAATAAAGGGATGTTCAAAAAGCGTTCAATTAGTCTTTATCCTGATGGAACACTGAGGCATGTTGGTTTTCTTGGGGCAGTTCCACCTGCGGTGAAAGGCTTGCCAGATGTTGAGTTCAAAGATGGTGAAGAGAGTTTCAATTATGAAACAGATTACTGGGCAGATATTGAAGAACCTGATGAGAAGAAAGATGAAAAGAAAGACTTTCAAGAGCCGAGTCAAGAGTTGGTCAATCAGCTTCAGGATACAATTGCAAAGCTGACAGTTGAGCTCAATCAATTAAAAGATGAAAATCAAAAGTTGAAAGATACGATTAACAAGATAAGATATGAGCTTGCAGTGAGTGAGTTTAATGAATACTTAAATAAGAAGATTGAAGAAGGGAGAGTATTGCCGAAACAAGTTGATGGATTAAAGAAGATGTTTGAAGGTTGCTTCTCTAAAGATTTTGCGGAAAAAGATGAAAAGAAGGTTGAACAACTTAAAGAGTTTATTGAGAGCATGCCTGTTCAGGTTCAGGTTGGGAGTGAATTTAAAGAACCAGACAATGCTAAGGAATTCAAAGTTCTTAGCACTAATGAAGTTGCAAGAATTATTTCAGAACAAATGAAAACCTATCAAGGAGAAAAACAATGAAATTACAAGAGATTTCATCCAAGGACACATTAACCCAGCAAGTAGTAGCACGGATGATACAATACTCGACCGTGCTTGAATTTGCAGAATTCTATTCTATTACCGGGAATGCAGATTACACACGCAAGGCAGCAAGTGCAACAGGCGGACAATTCCGTGCATTGGACAGTGACTACACAACTGGACCCGTCACACCTGCTTTTGCAAACCCAACTTTAAAAATTCTCGGCGACCGCGTCCTTGTGGACCGTGCACACGAGAGAAGAGGTAATGATGTAGCATCTATCCGTGCCAGAGAGCTTATGAGTTTTGCGGGCAATCTTGGGAAACAATTCCAGAATTACTTTTTCAATGGTACTGGTACAAACAATCAATTCAGCGGTTTAAAGTTACTTGTTCCTGGAAGTCAAATCCTTTCCAGCGGCACCAATGGTCATCAAATTGTTCTTGGCAACACCAATGATGCGAAGAAATCGCAGCAGCAATTTCTTGAATTTTTGGATATGTTAATTCAAATGATTGATGGCGGTGCACAAGTAATTTTCATGAATGGATATGTGCTGTCGAGATTGACGAGCATAGCTCGAGAACAAATTGATTTTCAGAAGAACGAATTTGGTCAACCAGTGCCTTACTATAATGGCATTCCAATTCGAAATGCAGGATTTGATAAGGATGGTAATCTTGTATTGCCATTCAATGAAACACAAGGCACAAGCACAGACTGCACAAGTATATATGCAGTTCGATTCGGCGAAGCAATGGATTTAACAATTGCAACCAACATTGGTGTTGAAGTGAAAGACCTTGGATTGGTTGGTGTGCATTATACTCATTCAGTTGAATTCGATGTTTGCCCTGTAGTACTTAACGATAAGAGCGTAGCAAGATTGACAGGTATTAGATTGGGATAGTAGAGCAATAGAGTTGTATGAAATACATTAATCAACAGATACTTGAGAAGTATATTCAGCCTGAGGAGTTAATAAGGCTTACAGATGATGAGAACACGGGTAGTGTTAATTCTGAAAGGCTGAATAAGGCAATTGAAGACGCTGAGAGTGAGTTTGAGAGTTACTTGAGGGGAGTTTACGACGAGGCACTCCCCTCACCTTTGCCCGATATGTTGGTGCAGATTATATGTGATATTACGATTTATAATCTATACAAGAGAAGGATGCGATTAGATATGCCAGAAAGTATCATCAAAATATACGAAGATGCAGTTGATAAGTTGCTTAAGATAAGAAAGGGGTTGATTTCAATTATTGAAAGAGATGAAGACGATGGCTTTATTAAAATTAACAAAGATGTAAGTAGCAGAATATTCCCAATAAATGATATACTATGAATGAGATATTACTGGCGAAGCATTTCATCTTAGAAAAATTGAAAGAGCGGATTGCTCTTCTTGGTGATAATGATATTATTCCAATTGAGACACCGCCGAGTTTGGAAGGATATAAACTTTCGCATCCAATTGGTGCAGTGCTGGTAGTATATGCTGGCTCGACTTATGCAAACAGAGAAGCAATTAATAAAGTTATTCAGGATAGAACGCTTAAGTTTGGCATTGTAATTAAAGTTCGTGATATTCCTGGTAAGATGAAACCTGAGCAATATATTCAATATGTGATTGATAGCTTAACTGGACTTAAATACAAGAATGAGCTAATCTACTTTACAGAAGAAACTTTTATGGAAGAAGTGGGCGGAGTTTGGACATATTTTCTTGATCTCATTGTTAAAGATTTGTATGTGGATAAACAAGTTTGACTTTCATCAGAACCTCCTATGCCGTCCAGATAGACACGCTGGGCGGCATCTTTGAAATACTGAAACCAATTAAATTAATAAATAAACGCCCCCGTTCCTTGAGAAGAGCCGTGCATCTTCTCAAGCGAAGGGCTTAATATGAGCCTGCAGTTGGGCACGGACGGTTGCAGGAATACGTAATAATTATGGCTAAAGAAATTCTTAAACCAAGTAAAAAAGCTATAGAATTAATTATGCAGTTTGAAGGGCTTGAGCTTAAAGCCTATAGAGATTTTGGTGGGGTTTGGACTATAGGCTATGGTCACACAAGAACAGCAAAGCCCGGAATGGTTATTACAGAAGAAGAGGCATACAAATTACTACAAGATGATCTTGAAAGAGCTGCCTTGATAGTTAATCAACTTGTTCGTGTGCCTCTAAATCAAAACCAGTTTGATGCTCTAACAAGCTTCGTTTTTAA